AAGAGTAATACTTTGCTTTGACAAAAACTGAGAAGGAAGACTGTTTTTCCATTCACCCCAATCTCCTTCTTCAGCTCTTTTATTAATCAAAGAAAGCTGACGTTTCCCATCTTTATCGATGTAATAACTTTGTCCTCCAGCCTTGATAAGAGAACCAAAAGGATTATCAGGATCGTTGCTGATGTTTTTTAGAACGTCCATTTTGGGAACGTCTTTGCTTTTGTTAGTATTAAAAATAATATCAACTCCATCGGGCATGTCGTCGGAATATACAGCCATTCCTTTTATGTATTTTTTACCATCTACAAGAATACGGACCTGAGCATAATGGGATTCGCCAAGAGAAAGATCTTCGACACCTCTTCGAATTTCGACGAGTCCGTCTTTTTCTTTTCCTCCCTCTTCGGCATAACGAATTTTTAGTCTACTAGAATCCATGCTTTTTGGATATACAAATGTATCAAAAGTTTCTCCACCATCATGAGACACATAATCCCTAACAGAATTAATTTTATCAAAATTATAAATTTCTTTATGTTCAGTGCCAGGAGGACAAAGGACCTGAATATTTGTTTGCTTACCTGGATTGGTCGCTTGTGGAACGCCACCGCCATAAACTTTATAGCCTTCCATTTCAAGAATATAAAGAGCTTGTTTCATTTTTTCTTTTGAAATTCCGAGTTCACGCTCAACCCCAACTCCAACATCAATCATGCCTTTTTCATCGACTTGCTTCTTTAGAAATTCGGCAGTTTTTCTAGCCTGATTCATACGGGCTTCGGCATCTTCGTTAAGAAGGGAACGTATAGAGGAATCATTTTTATATCCCATCTTTTTCGCAATCTCATTAAGAGAATATCCCTTCTCTCTTAAACTTTTAGCTGTGGCAACTTCGAGAGATCTTCTTTCATCTTTTGCTAAGCCAACTTGTGTTCTAAGTTGAGTAGTGGTTAGTCCCATATATTCTGCTATTTCTTTCTCACTCATACCGGATTTCTTTAATTCATTTACTCTGCTGAGAAAATCACCGCTACGCTGATATGGGTTTTTACCTGAACCCCAAGGATAACGTCCAGAACGTCTTGGCATTCCATAATGCATTAAAATTTCTTCCGCTATGGGATTCATAGTTTAAACCTCCTCCGATTTGATTTTGTTAATTAACTTATCAAAAGTAATAATTTTATCCATGATAGGAACAATATCTTCAACTGTCGGATTATGATATAAAATTTGGTCTGACTGATATATTCGTAATTCAATATTAATATCAGCAGGGTTAACTTTATACTCCAAACAAAAAAGAGCAGCATATATTTCAAGCTGCTCCATACGTGCTGGAATAACCCCAGATTTAAAATCGTGGATCCTAAGCATTTTATTTCTAAAAGAAATAGCATCGGCTGTGCCGAAACAGTTTTCCGAATAATATAAAGGTTGCTCAGGAGTCATTCTAAAACCGATTGCATCATTCACGTACATGTTTAAGGTTTTTCTTGACTTCGGTAATTTTTGTCCAAGTCTAATACATTGAGCTGCAAATTCATGAAGTTCTGTTCCTTTTTGAGCCGCTGTAAATTTTGAATATGCTTCAATTAGTTTATTTTCATCATAATTAATCCAATGATATTTGCTAGCTCCAAGAAACGCATGTTGCCCCTCAAGATTTAAATGCTTGTTGAAGTTCATGCAATACCTCCTCCTTATTTTCTGGACATATGAATCTCGAGAAAGACATCTCATCCATACGTCCGACATAGTATTCTTGGTTAGGTTGTTTCTTGGCACCTCTATGTTTTTTACATTCCAGAGTAGCCCACTTATCTTTGTATAAAATTAATAGGTCGGGAATTCCTTGAATATAACCCGAGTCAAGTTTCATTACCATACATCCAGGAAATATCATTTTTAATTCTTTTATCAGACTTGATTGAAAGTCTCTTTCTAATTTAGAACTACTAACCATAAGTGGGCCTCCTTTCTTTTTAAAAATGTGCAAACACAAAAGAGAAAGTAAACGCCGGTCGCGTTTTATCCTTCTCTCTTCATAAAAGGGTATGTTTTTTTCGCGAAGCTAAAACAACCAATAGAATTTGTGAAAAATATGGTTTTTACGCTCTTGGTCAAATGCCCATTTATTTTGGCCATATCTATATATTTCTTTAATCTTTTTATCACAATTAAATAAGAAAAAAAGTGGGCAAGTGGGCTTTTGACACAATTATTTTTTCAAATCTGCGCAAATCGGCCAAAAAGGGCCAAAAAACACCCAAAAACGGCCATTTTCGGAAAATGCCTCTGATTTTTTAAGCCCACTTTTGTTTTTAAAAGTGGGCAAAAAGCCCACTTATTTGGCCATAAAACCAAAATATCGTCCGAACAATCTTCAAAAATCTGCCCAATTTTTCGAAAAACTTAAAAAAGCCCACTTTGCAAAAATTAAAAGTGGGCAAAAATTATGTCAATTTTTAAAAGTTTACGGACAAATTCTTACACCCCTTATAATGTTTTAAGTATATCAACTGCCGTCTTAATCTTATCGATTTTACTATTCGCAGTATTCAGGTCTGCTGTCAGTTGTGATTTCTCTTCCTGCAGCCGTGCTTTGTCTAATTTCAGCTTCTCAATTTCCTTCTCCTGCTCTGGATCAGCTACAAGAGCTTTTCTTAGCTCCTTAATCTCTGTGTATAAATCCCTGTTTAGAGATTTTATAGTAGCGGGTCCAACTCGCCCATCCACTTCTAAGCCGTTAGCCATCTGGTAGTCTCGCACTGCTCTGTCTAGCTCGCTAGTCCATTTTCCGTCTATAGATAACTGGTAGCCGTACTTATGTACTAAAATCTGCTGCAACTTGGTAATGCTAGCCTTTGTCTCGTCGGTGTTCTTCTTTGCCATGTCGCTATTGACATATTCATTATCTTTTAGTATTGGATATCCCATTTCCTCTCCTCCTTCATAATCTGATATAACTTGTATTTCGCCTAATAGATACGGTTTAGGGTCGACCTTCACGCCGTCTACAATTACTTCAAAATGTAAATGAGCGCCTGTAGACATTCCTGTGCTTCCCATATAACCCAATGTTTCACCAACACTTACTACATCTCCAACTTTTTTATCAGTAACAGTACCGAACTGTAAATGTTTGTAAACTGTCTGAATGTGTTTATTATGCCTTAATTGCACATAATTTCCACCGCCAATACCTAGTCTTTCAATTTCTTTTGCTCTTTCAGATGCTCCTTCACCAGTTCCAGCTATCAAGGTTACGTTTCGCTCAATTTTTTCTATAACCCCATCCCAAGGTGCTATAATATAATCCGTAGCCGCCCACCCATAAGCACCCGTTAGGTCAATTGCTAGGTGCTCAATATATTTTAATTTTAGTGGGTGAAAGCGTCTGGGCTGGAAGTCGGAAGTTATCCGATATCCGGCATGCCCTTTTGCCATGTAGTAGGGTGCTTGCTTTAGTATATGATGCTTTACACCTTTAAAATCAACAGCCATTACTCATCACCATCCTTATAGTTTGTGTCGCACTTTAATCCTTAGACGTCGTTAATCAATTCAACTATTAACTATTATTTCTCAGATATCGAATTAATATCCAAACTAGCCATAATCCTCCAGTACAAAACACCAGAATAAAATCTAGAAGTATACCAAAAGTGCCTCGTTTCTTTTTCATAACAAATTCTCCTTTCAAATATCAAACATATTATACTGGTCAACGCCAAACTTTTCCAGTCATTTCGTCAACCAAAACTATACGACCTTCAATTCGAAAACCATAGAACTTACAAATATCAAAAATCGTATGTAGAAGTTTATGAAACTCGTCCTCTCGATCAATATTTTTGATTGCTTGGTAAGCTGTCGGATCAGAATATCCTTCGGCATTTCTCATCAAATCTCTGTCGTTCAATTTATTTCGCCTCCTTTAATATAATGATAAATAGAACCAAGCCCTTCAAGTTTTTTATCTCCAATTACAACTGTCGGAGCTTGTGTAATCTTTAAGCTCTTGATTAGCTCGGAATTATCCTCTGCCATAATTTTTGTAAAATTAACTCCCGCGTCATTTAAAATTTTTTCAGCTTGTATGCATTTTGGACAGGTTTTTGTGGTGATCAGTTTAACGTTATCGCGAATATCGTATACTTTTCGGTCTTTAAACTCCTGAACCTTACCGTCATTCCAATTCTGTACAGGGCGATAGTAGCCGGTAATACGGCTGTATATTTCAGTGCTCTCACCACAAACCGGACAAGACTTTACTTCTCCGGCTAAATATCCATGGTTCTTACAAATAGAATAAGTAGGGGAGAGGGTGTAGTAAGGAAGCTTGTAGTTTTCGGCAATTTTACGAACCAGATTAGCAGCCGATTTCCAATCAGGAAGCTTCTCACCAAGAAAAGCATGAAATACGGTTCCGGACGTATACAGCGTTTGAAGTTCATCCTGAATATCAAGAGCTTCAAAAATATCATTCGTATAACCAACCGGCAGATGAGTAGAGTTCGTGTAGTAAGGAGTTCCATTTTCATTAGCAGTGATTATGTCTGGATATAACTTCTTGTCATGCTTAGCAAAACGGTACGCCGTAGATTCAGCAGGGGTAGCCTCAAGATTATAAAGGTCACCATAAAGCTCCTGATAATCACTTAAGCGTTCACGCATATGGTTGAGAACATCCTTAGCGAACTTCTGAACTTCGGGAGTAGACAAATCTTTTTGCAGCCACTCAGCAT